AGTTAGCGCACTGGATGTAACAACGGCAGACGCAGCAGCTCGGAATACTGACTCGGTAAATGATTGATAAGTACCTGTACTGGCTTCGCCAGAAATAGTGCCACCAACCTTACGTAATCCGTGTCTAAAGTCTTGGATTTGTAAATCAGGGCGAATTTCGTTTGATTGATAGGTATCTTTTGAAAGTGTAATATTTGACGATACACGTCTAAAATATTGTGCAGATGCTGCAGTAGCTTTAGTGCCTAATGCGGATTGTTTTTTTGCTACGAGTAACTTTGACGAGCCTGATGCGATAGCCATTATTAAATATTCCTATAAAAAGATGAAATATTTAAGGCGGCTTTTTAAAGTCTAAGCGGGGCTAATTATGTCAGTTAGCGCGGCTTAATGGGGCGGGCTTAAATTTATTAAAAATTAAATTGTATTTGTTACTTTTGTTTCTTTTTTTCGTCTAGCCATTCTTGCCATGCAGATATAACCATCTTTGCGGCTCTTAATAGCGATTCATTTAAAATAATTGTTGATTTATTCATATTGTCAAGCATTATATATCTGTTATATTAAAAAAGCAAGTATGTCAAGCGATTAAGGAAATATATCTGCCCAATATCTAACCTTGACTACTTTTTTATAAAACCCTCCATCTGGTCCATAGTCAGTTGATGATGGTGTTCCTTCTATTCTTATGACAATACCACCATTAGTAAAAGATGCGCTGCGCTTGAATAATGCTTTAATTATCCCTATTCTTGCATCAATTGCAGATGTTCCTTTAAGCAATGGATACATTAAATCTATTTGAAAATAATCATGTATTCTATGGAAATCATCTCCCATAGTTGGATTTTCTTCACTGAATCTAGGGAACCATACTTGTTGCCACGGTGTTGACGGTGCTGGTTGAGTGAATGATATATTCTGCCATGATGTTAATGTAAATCCTCCACCTGTACCAGCAACAGTTACATTCACCGGAACAGTAAAAGTACTTGCGCCTGTTACCGTTACAACATAGCTATTATTTAGACTAGGAGTTGATCCTGAGTGACCTACAATAGATGCCGTCATCCCTGTAGATAACCCATGAGGTAATGTAGTAGTTATTACCGTTGATGTGGCTACCGATGATGAAACAATCGTATTCATTCCAGCCATTGCATTAATAGCTGATTCTATTGCACGTCTTACGTATATTTCACTCATTTAGACTTATTAACCTCGTCCTGTATCATTCTTTCAAACTGAATAACTGTCTTTTCAACCATTCCGTATGGAGCCTGCATGGAGTGTCCGTTTTCCAATGGCCACGCATACTCAGAATTATTAACTACCGTATAAACATGCCCTGATGCTTGTTCTGGTACTTGTGATTGTAAATGGACAACAGTTCCAGTCTTTTGTGTATCATATATATCTGTCGTACCCGTTGGAACATCATCAACACCAACTAGCCAATCACCAACGAATTTACCAGTATCTATAGGTGATTCCATAACAACGGATTGAATAACACTATCAACAATTCCTTTTGTTATTCTGTTTTGTTGTTCTAGTGTTCTATTAACAAATTGTTGTATTTGTATCTCAAATGCAGTTGACATTACTAAATCCCATTAATGTTACATTCATGCAAAACCGAAACACCCGCAGGCATGAATGGCTTAATCATCTTTATACTATATACAACGCCATTAGCATCGGTCACGCTATCATTTACGTGTGGCATTGTTATTCCTACAGTCGATAAATAAAGCTGTTTATCACCGTCAGCAATCAATGTACCGGGTATATTTGATTGTCCATAACTAGGCGTTGAACCTTGTTGTCCCCATTCAAATATTGCACCTTTTGCTGTTTGTGTTGATGTTGTTACACTCGCAGTGCCAGTAGCGGGGTCATAAGTGCCGGTGGTTGCATGCGTAAGTGTAAGCGACTGAAATCCAGCAAATATATCATCAACATCCTGTGCCAATTCTGCCCAGTCTAGGAATTGATCTGTCATGCTCTTTGCACTATCCTAGATACTGATTCCATGCCGCCATCTTTAAGATAAGGCGCTAACATGGCATCGATAGATTTATAGACAGGATTCTGTGGGCTATATATATCGTATTCAATTGTAATAGGTCCAACAGTCTTACGCTTTTGTCTAGTCTTAGTATCTGGCATTAATGTAGCAGATGACGATCTTAATGCTAGCTCAGCGCACGCACGTTGAACTTCTATAGGTACTATTGTATTGGATATGTATAATTGATATTGCGTTCTTTGTGGGCGAATAAAAACAAAATCCCTAGGCCAGTCTAATGATTGAGTTGTAGTTACACGATAACCATCCCAATATAATGTATATCGTTGGGACATAAATTCTGTTGATTTACGCAGGTTTTGTTCTTTAACGGAAGTTGTTAATAATGCCCACGCAGCGCCCCCCCTATCGGAATGGTAGGTATCAGCAAACGCAACACTGCAAAGTGACTCAGCCCCTGATACTTGTGAACCATCTTCTGAAATCAACGACACAAATATTCCTTAAATAAAATTAATATTTGACAGTGTATCATATTAGTGATAAGCAATACAAATTACTTGCCATTAGCCTTTTGTTTTGCTTTTTTAGCAATGCTCAATGCTATTGCAACGGCTTGCTTTTGATCCATATTAGGATGCTTTTTCATTTCAGCAGATATATTTTTGCTAATAGTTTTTTTTGAATAACCTTGTTTTAATGGCGGCATAATTAAAACCTCTTTGGTGGTTGTGGTGGTGTGTATTGTTTTTTATGTAACATTTATATAACATTCCAATTAGCGCCATTAGATTGAACTCTAACTGTTTGATATTGTGCACTTAGCACATATGTTAAAGCGCCGTCTATTGTTTGTGATGATGTTGTATCTACAGTAACAGCATTAATAATAGATACATCTATTTTCTTTATTACAAATACTTGACCAGTATTAGCAATGGCATCAGGTAACGTTACATTAAATGCGCCAGAAGTTGCGTCACATCTTACTGTATAGTCATTTGTAAGTATTTGGTATGTAGTTGTTTTTAATACTGTGTTGAATTTAACTCCAGTTGCTTTTGATACGCCATCACCAGTAACGCTAAATGTTACTGTACCGGCACCGTTCTGCCCTTCGTAAATATTATCTGTATCAGCCGCAGAACCACGCTTAACAGTTAATGCACCGCGTGTTGCATCTGTAACTAATTCTGGAGAAACAGAAGCATCATAAACACTTTGTAAGTTTTGTACCGATACCGCAGATACGCCGGAATTAGTAAGCATTCCAAAAGTACCACCATTCCTAAATATAGCTTGAGCAGAATCACTTAAATCTGTCGCGCCTTTTTTAAATATTAAAGCCGATCTAACCTGAGCGCCTTGTGATGTAATATTAGACGCAGTTAATACAGGAGCTTCTGTTATCAGCCCAGCAATAGCTGCTTCCATTGTCGCATATTCAGCCTGTCCATAAGCAATGCGCGTTAAATTTGCTGGTGGTATATAGGTAATCCACCTAATACCCCATTTATTATTCCCTAGTGTAGCTAATGTTCCCGTTCCATTGTCATATTTTGTAGTTTCAATGGTATCGGTTAATGCGCTAACTACCGCGCCACCTGTTCCATTTCTATAAACAGTAAAGAATTGGTCTGCAAGTGATTGTGTTGATACTTTATTGTTTGGGTCTTTATTATTTCCAACATTACCAAAGAAAAAACAGCTTCCAGCCGATCTGTTTATTTTTAAATTTGCACCATTTGCAGAATAATCATTCCCTGATAAATTTAAAATGCCCAATGCAAATACTAGGTCTACAGCAGTACCAGCAAGATCAAATCCTCTTACTTTTCCATTTGACGTATTAATAACAATACCACCTTGTGTTGTAGCTCCGCCTATTAAAATAGTATCACGTCTTTGTTCGCTAGATGTTGATCCTGTTGTATCTACTAATTGCCCTAAATTGTTAATACCAATAGAATTACTACCATTGGCATTTGTAGGTATTACACCCATTGCCCCAGCAAAATCAACTAACGAAACAATAGGATTAGATGGATCTGTGTAATTGTCTGTAAAAACTAATTTACCAGAAGATACATCAAATTTAGTGGGGTCTGCATTTATTGAAACAGTACATCCAGTCAAATACCCGGTTCCGGTAGTATTTGCTAGTATACGCCTAACATCGCTACCCGTTGTTACGGTTGCCATTTAGGCGAAAACAACTTGTGAATCAAACCAGCAATCTGCCGAACCTATCGTTTTTGTTGGCCCAGTAGATGAGTTGCAAATTGCAATACCATTATTAAAATATCTTCCATGAATACCAAAATCAATACTGAAATTTGATGTGGCTGGGACGGTTAAAATCATTACAGGTATTGCCGTATCAGCGGGTAAAGTTGCAGAATCGTGTAATTGAATGAATTGAGCAGATGCTTTTGAATTATACCCAGTCAATCCATATAATGTTGATTGTCTATCTGCAATAATTAAGCTTGCAGCATAAGCAGCTGTTGATTTGTTTTGCATTGCCATAATTATTACTCATATTAGTTAAATAGACTCCCACCTTTTTTAAGGGCAGGAGTTGTTTATTTAATACTTATATGATCATCTAACCCGGCGAGCGCGTAAAGTCCCGTACACACCAACGGAGCCAGCAGCGAATGTATCAGCAGCTATCAAATAGATAGTTGTAGTAGACGCAAGAGTTACACGAACAGGACCTACTTTAGTAGCATAGTTGCCAGTTAGAGTCGTACCGAATGTAGCTGTTTGGCTTGTCAAACAATCAGTACCTACACCAGATCCACCAGCTTGAGTAAGCAAAGTATTAGTCGCAACGCCTAATCCAGCGCCGTAGATTGTCGCTGTAACACCAGTCAATACGCGATCAACCTGTCCAGATACTTCCCAATCACCAGCGGTCAAGCTAATAGATGTAACATCAACTGGAGTTGCTGTAGTTTCAGATACAGGCACTCCAACAGCAACAGTAGATGTAATCAACTCGCCAATTTCACCAGCAGCAGCGGAATCATTAGTCTGAGTTGCACGGCCCACTACAACACCAGAACTAGCTGTTTCTGTATAAGTCAAGGAACCTGTCAAACAGCTAATTTTAATGCGGTATTCTTGACGATATTCACCAAATTTCTTGCT